GGTACCATACTCGCTTAACATTAAAAGCAGTTGGTTATCATTCTTTTAACGTAAGGAGTGGGGATGAATACCCACGAACCTTGGTCTTAGTTATAGCAAAGGCATGAGTCGGACCACCTGGCGCCGCTAGGCTTGGAGGATTCCTTGCTCTTTCATACGAGCAAGTCTTCCTTTCTTCCTAACCGGCTTAGATTCTTTCTCTCATTCTTCGAAGATTGTTTCTTCAGTCTTCTTAGATAGAGCGTCAGAAACTATTAGTGCTAAGTGGGCCTGACTACTAGTTCTCGATTCATGAGCTCTCAAAGGAATGATTCCGTTGAATTTTGGAACAGTCATTAAGTCTAATGACCTTCAAGATTCTCAGAAATCAAGCCAATGAGGCTCACCTGGTCCACGGACTAAACCTTGATGACCACGCTCTGTAATATCTTTAACGAGCGCAATCATAGGTATGTCTCACGGAATCAGTGTAGTCGAGGACGAGGGTAGGTGGTTGGAACCCGCGATATCAAATTTGTATACCTTTTGAAATAATTCAAAGTATTCATTTTGAACTCGCTTAATCCCTGATCCTACCTCTTTCCGGACGATCGTTTGAGCAGCTAAAGTAGCTGTTCTTAAGATCTTCTCTGGAAAGAACGGCATTGCGGATTTGACTAAGGAATGTCAACGCCTTAAAGCGTCGATAGCCTTATTCTCGTCCGAATACCAACAAGGTAGTAAAGTGTAGATCTTTAAACGTTTTAGGACTTGTTGACCTAAACGTTTGTGATCGAACACTTGGATCAAGGAATCCAACCGGGTGCTTAAGTCAAGTACAGACTCATATCCTCTCGAAGGAACTTCGTGGCTAAGAATCTCGACCAATAATGGTCAGGATTTCATAGTTTCGAAGACTCCAGCGATTGGAAATGGTGACACTTCAACTCCCTTAGAGAATCATCTCTTGGCGAACTCAAAACTATCTTTCGATGTATGAGTTTTAACCTCTGAGATTTCGACTCCTAAGGAGTGGATGATGTCTCTGTAATGACAAGCTACCTCGTCGTGATGTATCACTATGTCGTCACCTAGTAGCATGTAGCAATGTTTTGTCTGCTTGGCCGTAAGACCAGCTCTCAAACCTGCAACATGTACTACCATGTGATGGCATAGAGCAAATAGTGCTCAAGATGAGTACGCTCCCATCGGTTGCCCACAAGAATACTTGTATGTGCGACCTTTGTGATAGAACTCTTCCGAAACCATTATTTGCCTTCAAGATTCTGCAACTTCCGGATTCGTCAGTAACGATAAGAGACGCTGTTGAATATCAACAGGGAATCTATCTGTCGCTGCCGAAAGATCGAAAGAGTAGAATTTTGAAGATCTGCTAAGGTCATTCGCGAAGCTAGACGTAAGTCTAGTTTGGTTAAAGGTACAGTCACCTGGAAGTCTCTTAAGCTGTTGATATAACTGCTTATGGAGAGTTCTTAGTGCTGACTGTGACCAATAATCAAGTATCGCGAAGATTCTGCTCTTCGTCTCTTTATCCTCTTTAACCGAAAGCTTTCGAAGTCTCTTAAAAGGGACTTTGAAATAGCTTAAGGTAAGTTGGTAGAGAGGCGTCGATATGACGTTTAACAGTCGTCATATAGGAGCATCGGCTGGATAAAAGGTTCGAAGACTGTCCAATATTGGTGAGTCTTTGATACCTATTAAATCAGCTAAAGCCCCTTGCAGTCCTGGCCCGTTAGGACCAGCCTTAGTAGACCAATGATACTTCTCTCAGAGGTAGTCAAGCTTGGGTCTTCCAATCGATTTATGGAAACTCACGATCTCGTAATCACTTATAGTTAGATGATTTCCGGTCGTAGGGTTTTCAATAGTCGAAAAGTCGACCGCTTTCCCACCGAGAAGGACTCTGGAGATCGATAACAATGTTAGCGATCAACGGATAGCCCACGGGTCTCCTTTCTCGATTAAGTCACGCAACCCTCTTGGTAAAACAACAGGGAGGTGGACTTTATCTTGACGGATTCCCGGAAGCGACAATCCTTCCCCAGCCAGGTATTTAGTCACTGCTAGTCTCTGGAGTTTTATAACTC